TTAACTTGAACGCCAGGAGAGACTAGAAAAGCCATGATTTTGTTACTCCTTCTAAAATCTTGATTAGATTATCTTGTTATCTCATTTATTTATAAAAATGAAGTTTCTAAAAACCCACTTTTATATGACTCGAAACTTATAAATAATAGTATGACAAATAAACATTATGAAAAATACAAATCTACTATTAAAAAAGTAGCTCGTAGGAACTACCGTAAAAGGGTTGCTTGGATGAATAACTACTTGGGGGAAGAGTATTGTCAACATTGTGGTGAAAGTGAAACCGTATGTCTTAAATTATATCCCCACGACATTGAAATCCGTAAACAAGCAAAACGCGTTGGTGTAAATGATGATAGTAGAAAAAATATACACATACTAATGAATGAATGTAAAGTAGTCTGTTCTAATTGTTGGATAAAACTCGACAACGATCTAATTGAATTTCTTTAATTATTTTTGATCTTTCTTCATCTGTGTATATTACCCAATCACTAATTTGTCTATCTGTTCTAAAACATCCTATACAAACTTTGTTTATAATTTTACATACTTTTGTACAGGGGGATTCTATATCACTCCAATCTATTCTTTCTTTACGACCACGCCTTACCAATTGGTATAACCGTCATGTCTGACAATAGGACTCCATCTTGTACCATATTCATCAACAGCTTCACCAATATTTTCATCCTCTAAACCATTAATCATAAATCCAAATGGTGCCATGTCTTGTTCTAACTGATCTTGGTTTTCCCTATACATCTGTTCTCTAATATCATTGTTTGTAAGTTCTTTAAAATATGTTTGATCTGTACACCAACCAAAAATAAACAAACAAGCAACCATATCATCATTACATCCAGAATCAGCTTCGAATGAAGACCCCTTAACAATAAAGGTTGACAATTCATTAATTGTATCAAAGTCTTCGACAATAAGTTTATTATCTTCTATCATCTGTTTTAAATTAGAACAACCAATCTTTTTAACAGCTTTAGTTGTTCGTACACCTAACTGAGCTCTACCACCAGAAAATCCACCCCCTAATACTTGACCAGCTCTTCCACGCATTGATGCCATAATCATGTTATCATATTCCATATCAAATTGCATAGCGTTAGCTACTTGTTCCCCAATATCATTTACTTCTATAAGAACAAATGCTTGGTTGTAGGCTCTAGCTACTTGATATATTTTTTGTGGAAATATAAGAGGTTTGATTTCGTTGTCTCTATACTTCGCAACCATGCGATATGGAACTTGGGTAACATCGAACACAATGTACGCTGAGTAGTCATTAGACGTGCCTCTAGCCACGTCAGCGGTTAAAAGGTATGTATTACCCTCCTTTGGCTGTTCATAAACATCAAGGCCTGCGTTTGATTGTAATGGTTTCCTATATGTCAGTCTTCTTAATGTGGATGGTGATATGAGTGTATCAATAGAACCAAGAAACTCACACTCAAACTCTGTGTTGAACTGTTGTTCACTTGTGTTTGATATTGTCTCTTTCTTCCACTTTTCATCACGGCCAGGAACTTCACTCCAATGAACCTCAATAGGTATGTAGCTATTTCTTTGTTCTTCAGCTTCTGTCCAAATCTTATAAAACATATTCATACCATGTGGTGTAGAAACAATCATCACCTTTGTAGATTTACCCGAACTTATTGTAGGATAAACTGAACTAAAGAATTGTTCTGCAACATTACTTGGAACGTAGGCGAACTCATCCAAAAATATGATATTGTATGAACCCCCACGAACAGCACTAGCAGAAGTAGACGAAGCCAAGATTTTCGATCCATTTTCAAGTTCTAAACTCCCTTTGTTCCATGACATAACTCCTTGTTGTAACCATTGTGGTAAGTGTTCGTATGCAAGTTGTAACCTACCCAGTAAGTCACGAGCAGTTGCTGCTTTGTTAGCAAGAATTGCAATATTTACACTAGGATTAAATAGAGCGTAATGTAATAGATAAGATACCATAACTGTAGACTTACCAGACTGCCTTGGTAGTTTACAAATAGTAAAACGATTGTTATGAAATGTACCAACCATCTCTTTTTGGAATGGATACATTTTAAATGGTATCAAACCTTCATCAAGAGAAACAATTTTTACATAATTTTGAATAAAGTAAAGAGGGTCTTCCATACACCTTTTGTATTCAAGAAGTTCTTTTTTAGTCCACTCTTGTTGTACGTTAGCTTTTTTAAGATTTGGATTCCCTAGATAGGTAGTCTCAGCCATCAGAGCTGCCCTTTAACATTTTTTGCAGTTCTGCAGTAGAACCGACAAATAAAGCATTAGTAACATTCTTTGGTGCATTACTTGGGACTTCTTTGAGTCTCTTCATCTTTTCCTGTAATTCAACTAGTTTATCTGTAACATCTGCAACCTGTTTAATACCATTAAGTGCAACTTCATATGCTCGTGGATGTTCGCCCTCTTTGGCAAGTTCTAAAATACCATCAATTGCATCCTGACCACGTTCAATTAGATTATAAAGGTTTTCTCTTTGATACTTATAATCATTATCAATATCATCTTCTGTTATAGAAGGTTGAGAAATTTTTCTTGGAATAGTTACTGCAGTTTCAGCAAAAGCCTTTTCTACAGGATTTACTATTCCAAGAGCCTCATTTATTATATTGTCAGCAGAGGTCATTTTCTAACATCAGTTCCGCTTACTGGATCATAGTTTTTTGCATCCTCAAAGAAAGAAGAGGTTTCATTAAATCCAAAATCATCATCAGCATCAGCACTGCCTGGCGTTGGAGTAACAGTATATCTCTGTTCTCTTGTTGGAGATACATCTGGTAGGTTTGCATACTGGTCAACTTGAACAGTTTTAATAACCTTACTAGAAGTAACAGGGCCGTATAGAAAAAACTTTGTAGTAAACGACATAGTATAAATGATTGCTCGTCTAGCATCAAAATCACCTTGGTAACTATCTTCATATGAAACATCTGTTAGAATAATAGGAACATCTTTTTTAATTCCCATGTCTGTCATATCATTAATAGTTAAAGTATAGTCTGGTTGAAAGTAAGGAAGAATTTGTTCTACAATTTGTAATGCATCATCAGAGTTTTTTGCCATAGCATACAGAGTAATATCCATATTATATGGGACTGGCATAAATTGAGTATCTAATTTATTTGAGTCTGTACTAGAAGATTTTACTTTTTTAAATTTCTGAACACGATTCATTTTACGAATAGGATCATAAGTAAGACTACCAATCTCAAAACCAAGTCTGGGTAGAGTAATTGCGGTGGCACCTGTTGCAGATGGGTCTTGATCAAGTCTAGTTAAAAACTTTTGTTTTGGGCCGTAAGCTAATGGAACTTTCATAGCTTGTATGATTGCCCCAGTGTTATTCTTACGAACTATTTGTACACCATTAAACATAGTTCCAAATGCTACAATTACATTCCTAATTGATTCGTGATAAAATTGTTGACCTAACATAATATATTCTCCTTATTCATTATATTATTTTATAATTTAAAACCATAGTCGAGTCATTTGCTAAAGCTCCACCAGATTTATTAGTTATACGCACTTTAAATGATCCAGCTACTACTGTATGAATATCAACATGAGCATCTATACTTGCATTTGCTATGACGGTAGATGTTGCAAGACATTTATCGGATGTGATTACAACATCTGCGTGTTCTGCATCATCAGCTAACTCAGCAGCTAACGTAAGAGTGTGACTAATTTTAAAATTGTTTGATGTAACTGCACCTGCACTTGATGCAACATCAGAAGCAACAGCAGTATTACCAGCACTTGCATCTAAAATATTAAGTTCTACCGCAGTTGCTGTAACATCTGTTAAGTCTGTCGGATCAAGTGTGATATTAGCACTACCATTAAAACTTACCCCAGCAATTGTTCTTGCAGTTGCCAGTGTTGTGGCGGTTGCAGCAAGACCAACTGCGATGTTTGCTGAACCATCAAATGATGTCCCACCGATTGTTCTTGCGGTTGCTAACGCAGTCGCTGTTGCAGCAAGACCTACAGCAATGTTTGCTGTACCATTAAACGATGTCCCACCAATAGTTCTTGCTGTGGCAAGAGCAGTAGCTGTTCCTGCAAGACCAGAAGTAGATTGATTACCAGCAGCATTCACGCCAGGCAAATCAATATTTGCGGAACCATTGAATGATACACCACCAATTGTTCTTGCTGTTGCGAGTGTTGTAGCAGTTGCAGCAAGTCCTACAGCAATATTTGCTGTACCATCAAATGAGGTTCCACCAATAGTTCTGGCTGTGGCAAGAGCAGTAGCTGTTGCAGAAAGTCCTACTGCGATATTTGCTGTACCATTAAAAGATGTTCCACCAATAGTTCTAGCAGTTGCAAGGGCTGTTGCTGTTCCAGCAAGTCCAGAAGTTGATTGGTTACCAGCAGCATTTACTCCAGGCAAATCAATATTAGCACTACCATTAAATGACACACCACCTATATTTCTTGCTGTTGCTAGTGTTGTAGCAGTTGCAGCAAGTCCAGAAGTAGATTGATTACCAGCAGCATTCACGCCCGGCAAGTCAATATTTGCTGAACCATCAAATGATACTCCACCGATAGTTCTAGCAGTTGCTAGGGCTGTTGCTGTTCCAGCAAGGCCTACTGCAATATTTGCTGAACCATCAAATGAAGTTCCACCAATAGTTCTAGCAGTTGTCAGAGTAGCAGCTGAACCTGTAGTACTTTGATTAAGTGTACCGATTACAAAATCTAAAGTATTATCTGCATCATCATAACTAACAGTAATTCCAGTTTCAGTATTGGAAGTAACCATTGCACCAACTGTGTCAGAAATTGTTTCTGCTAAAGTTACACCACCAATAGTAATTGCATCAGCTTCTAGTGTTCCATCAACATCTACATCACCAGAGAAATCTCCTGTTGCTGCGTCTAGTTCTCCAGAAATTGTTATGTTACGACCACCAGTAATATCTTTATCTGAGTCTGTTACAATTGCTTTACTAGCAATAACTGTACCTGCAGTAATACCATCTATTGTTTCTAATTCTGCTTCATTAATTACTGCAGAACCAATGGTAAGACCAGCGGAAGTAACTGTACCTGTTGTTGTTAAGTTTTCGTCACCAAAAGAAATTGCACCCGAACTATCTGTAACAGAACCTGCTGCTAACGCAAGTGTACCTGCATTAAGAGTAGTTCCAGTTAAAGTTGTAATGGTTGCAGAGGTTTGTGTTCCACCAACTACACCAGTAATTGTTGGAGCAGCTAATGTCACATTGGTTAAGTCAATAGTCAGACCAGAAGTTAATGCACTTCCATCTCCCAGAAGTGTATAAATCTCTGAAAAGTTGTCATTGATTTTATCAGAAGCGACCCTTAGAGTATCCCCTGTTCCGTCATCAGCAGAACCACCGATTCCCAATGATTGAAGTGCCATTATAGTCCCCTAAATTTGTTTAACATATAGTTGTCTTTATTCATTTTATAAACTCCCAGCATCCCCAAATGGGTTCTTTTCAGAAAAGTCTAATACTTTATCATCAAGAAGCTCAAATAATTCGTTCTGTGCGGTTTTGTCGGTAATACCATCGCCTACTATATAGTCTTCTGCAATTAAGTATTGTGATTCACCCGTGTCTGCAGAATTTTCTAGTAAAACACTAGAACCAAATGATGCTGGATCAGCAGTACCAGAAACTACCGTACTATCCATAGTTACATTAGTCACATCAATTGTATAACCAGTAATATCTAATGTTAAAGGTAAACCAAGAATAGTGGCATTTTCTAGAGTAAATTGGAACTGAGCACTATCTAAACTTAACTCATTTTCTATAGCATCAATTGTTAGGATACCTGTGTCAATAATTTCACCAGAGTATTCATATTGCTTACATCTTAACTTGTATACTGGATTATTATCTAATTGGTAGAATGGTTCGTCATGGTCTACAAAACTAATTTCAAACATT